ACTGAATGACAAAACTTCAAAAACTTTCCGGCTCAAAAAGAACTGTCTTATATATATATATGATCCGATGTTCACACAGTAATCGCCACTTTACTGCATAGAAAACCAAATAGTTGTATGTTTTCGACGAAACTAGCACAACTCGCTACTTGTTACCTATTTATTTATTTATTTACTTATTTACTTATCTATCTATTTATTTACAATGTTTTACACTATGAATTACACATAATTCATAGTGGTGAAATCACTATCTAACTCACCGCTCTTGAAAAGTTTTATCATTTCACTCTCACTCAACCCATCATATGAGTATCCATACGTCTTCGCAAACAATAGACTCATTTGATTCCACAAATAATCCCCAGCCGGATTCAAGAAACACTCTCGTTGGATAGAATCCATTTTCGCACGTACCAAAAACTCGTCCAGTGTTGGATCATTGACCCATCCTATTGTCGATCTTAGAATATATGGTTCTAGTGGGCCCGTCGTACACCGCGTTTTCTTGTTAAAAACGAACGATCGCTTAAGAAAGGTAACATCCTCAAGACGTTCAAATGGAAGAGTGACGACCTGCTTCAGAGCTGTTGTGAAGCCCAACCCAATCTGATCCATGATAGCTGCATATGAGACTGCATTGAACAAATGTTTAATATTGTCCGCAACTGTAACTAATACATCATCCCCGTATACAGCAGAAAACACATCTCGTTTGAATTGAGTTATCTTATTGGCCACTGATAAATTGAGATTACGACCGACACAAATATACCAAGCATATGCTATATACATTTTGTTGATTAGCGAATTATATAAGGCTGTTAAACCATGTCCACTCGGTATAGAATGCGTTGTTAAATATGCTGTATCTTTCCCTTCTCGTTGCGTCTCATACAAATAACTAAGCAAGACCAAAACTTGATCTGCTTCGTTCGTCAATTTTGCTAACAACTCATTGAGTTCTATTTGGAACTCCTTCACCATAGCACCATCCCATGATTTGTAATCACCACTAAATATGTTGGGTAGTGCTGTCAAGCGCCTACACAAAACATCCCACTCCACAGACAAAGCATTTATCCCTATCATGACCCCAGTCTCCATACGTTTGTCCATAAACAACTCGCACAAATGACCAAAATACTTGCGCAGTATCAACGTGTAATGCAACGGGACGGCCGCAAAAATTCTAGGTTTATATTGCTTCTCCACTGGACGCAATTCGTCCTTCCAACAATCTTTAAATATTATCTCATTTTCAACACGAACCCCAGATCGAGCATTCTTTTCTATAAATTCCATCTTTGCCTTCACTTCCCTATTTATCAAACCATTCTCGTAATCCAACATATCACCATTCAATGCCTGCCATGGTATACCAGACGAAGATTTTGGGTCCACGCGCCGAAGTGTTGACATTGAGGTTTTTGTATTTCTCACACGTCCGCACACCATTTCACGTTCCGTTAAAATATCCAATTTCTTACCCCCTGTCACTTGATCCAACATTTGTTTCATGTATGAGACCGCAAAATCTAGCGCCTCCTTATCTATCGGTTTTCCTGGCATCAGACTTTTCTCCTGTCCACGTTTGAACGCATCGACTCCTGGTTCATCAATTCGTGCAGGAACCCGTTCTGGGATTCCATTTACCGTCAAGCCAAATTCTTCCATATATTCCTGTGCCTTTGATGGAGCCAGTCTACTCTTCTTTTGAATGGCGCGGTATCCCGTAGTAGCTATTGGAAGTGCTCCAGCAAAAGCAGCACTAACAACTCCAACTGTTTGTTGCACTTCAACCATACTCCCAATCAATGACAACAACTGTGGTTTAAAGGCACGAGCATATCCCATGATATCATCAGTAGCTACATG